GCATCAGTTGATATCGTGGCCATGTTAACACATTCACCAGACGCCATAAATGAAAATCCAGAACGTCTGTTTTTTAGGTAAGACATACCATAACATCTATTATCAGCTCGACAAGCTTCCCAAAATATAAAGAATAATCTATTTGATTCTCTAAAATCAGGTTGGCCTACATCAATCTTCGACCATTGTAAATACATGTAATGCGTACCGGTAAGATAAGTAGGGGTATCTTTATTAACATACCAAAAACCTTCTTCGCGACGCTTAAACTCACTGTCAATATAGTCGTAATATTTTTCTTTAAATTCTTCTGGATACTCTCTCCAGTCAAATACAGTTTTTATTCTTTTTAACTCTTTAGGATAATCAAACAAAGTCCATCTGTTTTTTTTAAACTCATGAACTTCTTGAGCTTTAGGTAAAGCTATTTTAAGGTTTTGTATTTCATAAACCTCTCCAATTTGACCAGTCTTAGATATAACAATCATATCATGATCTTCGTTATATCCATACTCCCACTTGCTATACCTATTCATTCGTTTAAGAATTTTAGGTTTAACATGATCAGGTAACACTTTATATAGAGTTTGTATATACATTATTTAGATCTTCCTTCAGCAAAACCACGAAATGTAGTTTCTTTTTTAACTTCTTTAGGTTTGTCTTCTAGCATATCTTGCTCAGCTATAATACGGTTTAGTATTTCAAAAGCATCAAATATAGCTAATTTTTTTGTTGCTGCAGCGTTTTTAAGTCTGTCGGCTGAAATATCATCGCTTGAATCTATTATAGCTTCTTTAGCAACTTTGATAAGTTCCTCAACAGCTACGTGCCCAGCTAGGATTATATTCTTCTTCGTTTCCTTGGTATTCATATTTAATTACAATATTATTTGATTTCATACAATAAAGTCTTTCGTCATCTATAATAAATTCCCATTCTCGACCAGGTTTAAAACCTATAAGATCTCCAGTGTTTATTTCTAGCGCTTCTAAGAGACTATTACCTATTTTTAATATACCAACGTGCTTACGTTCAATATCAGCGCTTAATTCATTTGTATCTTTAATTGGTTTAACAAAGCATCTATCATCTAAAGCTTTCCATTTACTTTTATTTTTATATAAATAAATCTGATCTATGTTGCAAAAATACAAATCTTCTCTAAAATATTGAGAACTATTTCTTTGATTACCTCTTTGATCATACCATCTTCTAAAAATATTATGATGTATCATTACTTCATCACCAATTTTTATATCACCTTTATACATTAAAGGAATAGAAATAACAACAGCTTGTTTACTAACCAAATTATGGTCTTCAACATTGCTATTAGTTATTAAAGTTTTATCTCCAATTGTTATTTCATTATTGTATCTTTTTTTTTTAGGAGATACAATAAAGCTATATATACTATTCATTAATACTCTAAATCATACTCAACGGAGATAGCCATGTTAGAGTTAAATTTCTTCCATGGCATCACTTCGTCTTGTTTTTTAATATATATATTATAAGAACTGTCAGACTCATCTAAAGAAATGCTACTAATAGTATGTCCACCGTAAACTGGTTGACCTACAGAGTAGTGCATTGCTTCGTTTTTATAGTCAGCGCCTATACTGATTTTTCTTATAACAGAACTCATTTTACTTAGCGTCAGCAGTAGAAACTTCTTCTACTATTTCTTCGTAAGATCCGTCTTCTAAATTAATATTAACTTGTCCGTACTTTTCTTCTAATTCTTTTTTAGTTTCGTTTAAAGCTTCTGTAAATTCCTTTAACGCCACTGAAATTTCAAATTTCCTAGCCTCTAAACTTCCTAAGTCATAAACAACTGTTTGAATTTTCTTTTGTTGTTCTTTGACTGCTTCTAGTTCTTTTTTTGTAATTTTTTGATCTTTACTCATTTGATTAAATTTTAATTGTTATTATTTGTTTTACTTATTATTATTATTACTTATAGTTTTGAATTTTTCCGCCCCTCGTGAACCAAAGTATGCTACGTACACTGTTGTAACTAAAGTTTTTAACAAGCCTATCCACTCTTGTTCTACTGTGAAAGATATCTCATGATGACTATCTACCCATATAAAAGCTATAGTCATTACAGATAAAAATATTAAACATAACGGTCGTGTGTTTTTCGAAAGCCACGAGTCTGATTTCATATCGCTCTCCCAGCGTTTAGTTACTTCTTGCATTTCAGTCATGTCTTGTTCTAACAACATTAATGCTTTTTCTTTATCCTCCACAGGAAGAGTAACATCTTTTTTTATCAAACCTTTAACAAGACTAAAAACCCCGGCATCTGGTAATATATCACCTGCTATGTCTAGTAAACTAGGAGCAGCTTTACTTAAAAACGCACCTACTTTAGTTTCTTTAAATGTTTTTTTTGCCATATTAACCGCTTCTTCTACCTAATAACCTGTTTATTAAACCTGCTGATTTACAACTTCCGCATTTTTTCTTAGCTATTAGTAATTGGTCTAAATTCATGTTATTTAAATTTGGAATTTTAAAGTCACCCTTAAGTTGGTTTCTTTTATATCCTCCGCCACCATCAAAACCTCCTGAAAATGATTCTGGAACTGGATCTGGATCTGGTACTGTTCCTGGAAAATATTGTGAGTCTATTTCTTGATTACTATAAGAATAAACATCGTCGTCGTTTACAGCCGTAGCTGGTTGTCTATTGTAAAATTTATCACACTTAGGACTGTTAGGATTTAATTCACAAAAAGTTTTAAAATTTTGGTTTAATTCTTCTTGAGATAAACCATTTGGATTATTATTAGGTGGAGTACCTCCGCCTGTATCAATCACTTCTTCTCCTCCGCCCGCAAAAACACCTGTCATAGTATTTGTGTAATCTGTTGGTGTGTTAATAGTATAACCACCAAGACCATCTTCGTCCATAATTTTTTCTGGCTCACCAACAACAGATGACAATTCATTAGTATAATCATAACCTGGTCTTCCTGATCTTTCGTCAATCCCTGCTTCGTGGCCTGGAATTGTTTGATCATGTTCTTGACCTGTGACATGTCTAAATGGATTAGAAGATCTATTAGCTCTGTTAGCAAATGGGTTACCTTTTTGTTTAAATTTTCCTAAATTCATAATTATTTGTATCTATTGCTTATGTTTATTGCTCGACCTACACGTTGAGTAGCATTGCTAGCTCTTGCTGCTAAAATTTTAGCTTTTTTTGCTTCTAATATTGCTCTTCTTTCTTCTAGGCTTAAATTTTTATTATCTTCACTTTCAGGTAATGGATTTTGATTGTATCTCGCTTGCCTTGCAGCAATTATTTGCTGCATTTTTTCCTCTTCCGGTGATAGAGTTGTAGAAAAACCTTCAGGCATAGATTGATCATCTCTGTAATCTCCTCGGTAGTTTATTTCTTCTTCAAACGTGTTGTTGCCACCACCAGACTCAAATGCAAAACCTCCATTACCATCTGGAACAAAACTAGCTAATCCAGTTTGACCTAGTATTTCGTTTATTTGATCAGGAGTATATTGTGTGCTTGGAGCAGTTAAAGAACCGTCTTCTCCATCATTAAAATTAATGTTGTTAGTATTTTGTGTCCAATCTCCAAGTATTTTTTCGCTACCAGGAAATTTAAAATCAACTTTACCATTTTTGATCTTTAGTTTACCATCAAGCTTTTGTTTATCCCTGTAAGAAGCTTTCGTGTTAAAACCTTCAGGATTTAATCTTCCAGAGTTATACATATTAGCTATCTGCGTAGCTTGATCAAATTGTTGGTCAGCTGCGTTAATTTTGTTTCCGTTTTCATCAAAAACATTTCTATTTGCAAAGTTTTGGTTTTCTAAATACTTAGGATCAGCAACAACATCTGATTGAACATTTTGCTTCCCTCTTACTCTTCCGTTAAGATGCTCATGATCCCATGGCTTGCTATTAGTGTCTAATACGTTGTGTTTGAATGCGCTTCTTTGTCTAAATGGTGATCCCATATTTTTATTTTTTTGATAAATATCTTTTTGTGTAAGTTGATATCTTGTTAATGTCGCCTGAAAATTCACACAACATAGTGTCGTTGTCTTTAAAAGTATATTTTATTTTTACACTCCAACCGTTTGCTCTTTTAATTTCTGATAAAACTTTGTTTTTATATACTCTAGTTATTTTTTCTTTAAAAGATTTGCCCTCATGCCATGAAACATTTGTAAATATTAAACCATCTTTCTCATTATGAGTTACCATAATATAATAACTACTTGTATCGCTTTTCCAAACGCCTACTATTTGCTTTTCAATTTGACTGTATGTAAACACACTAAAAAGCATGCACATAATTAATAATAATTTTTTCATTTAATTTAATTTTATTTGATTAACTTAATACTATAGTTACATATAATTAAGCTCTTCTATACGCGTCTGCTTCCCATTCTAATTCTTTATCTCCTTCTTCCATCTCAGATCTAGGAAATACTTTCCCTTTCCAATAAACATTATCATCGTCATATGATAATAATTTAGTAATTTCTCCGCTTGCTAGTTTAAAAGGAGTTTTCATTTGATCTATATGAACAGCCTCGTGATCTATTGTGTCATTAATTTGATTAACGTCTCTCATTTGATCACTAACTAATATAGTGCCATTCATTTGAGCCTCGCCTAGTATACCTTCTTCTAATGGCACAGTGTAAACTGGTGTTGTTAATTTTGTAGTATCGTAAATTGGATTTATTTTAAAAGCCATTATTTTGAATTTTTATATGGAAACATATTATTTAAACTATCTTTTCTGTGTTCACAGCCACATGGTATGTTTAATCCTTGAGATATTTTATCAACAATAGAGGTTATTCCAGTTTTTTTAAAAACATTAGAAATACTATCACCTAAGCCTTTAGATATAGATCCCATTTTTAATAGCCTTTATGTTCTTTTTTTTTCTTTACTGCGCCTGTTTGGTTGTAAAGCATTTGTCTACCAGCGGCTCCTGGATCTGATGCTAATATACCGCCACCCGATTGGTTGGTTTTCAATTTCATAGCGTTATCCATAACTACTTTTCCATCTTCTTCACTATGACTATGTGGCTTATCAGGTCCTAGTACATTTTTCAAAGCTCCAGCCATTGATCCGTGCATAACTTCTCCGGCATTTTTAAGACTACTACCTGGGTGACCCATTGCAGCGCCTGGAGTAAGTGCTTTTCCTATATTTTTAAATGATGAAGATTCTTCAGCTTTTTCAGCCTCGTACTTTCCAGCTACTTTGTTGCCTTTTTCAAGATCGTGAACAGCGTTTTCCATATAGTGTTTATGTTGTTCTCCTCTACTATCTTTTAGTGGTGATGGCTTTGCCATTGAAAATCTTGGATGATTTCCTGAATAAATGTGTCCCATTTTTATTTTTTTTTATTATTATGTAAATGCTATTATTGTTCCAGCTACTGCTGTAGTCCCTGCTGCCCATACTCTAATTACTGATAATGGTAATATGTCACCAGTTGGTACTAGTGGTATAAGAACAGTGTCTCCACCTGCTGTAAGTACGTTAAATGATGCGGGTACTCCTCCGTTATATATTTGAAAGCCTACAGGTTGTCCTGACGCTTGAATTCTATCAGTTAAATTTTCATCAGCAGCGGTAAATGTAAATGTTACAGCGCCGGTTCCACCTCCGCCAAACGAAGGGTTTAAACGTGCTGCGCTAAATGATACTGTTCTACCAACTAAAGAATTAGCAGAAAACTTACCAGTAGCAACTACAGTACATGTTGCTATAGCACCCGCTGCTTGAGTAAGCGTAAATGTTGTTCCTAGAGGATCTAAATCTAATATAGTTCCACCATCAGGCACAACAGCTATTTGCCCAGCACCAGTATATCCTGCTGTAGGATTTGGAGTTACTACATCTAATGAAGCAGTTGCAAAAGCTCTATAACCAAAAGATAATCCATTATTAAAAGGAGAACCATTAGCTTGGTATATAGCGTAAGCTTCATTTCCACCTGGAAATAAATCTAAAGCAGCGCCAGATCCGTCTGAGTTAACTATACTTAATATACTAGAGCTATCTATTGCACCTACTATACCTAAAGTATTTGCTGTAGTGTTATAAACAACATCCCCTATTTGAACTCCTTGACCTCCAAAAGCGACTTGACCAATATTAACTGGAGCTTTTAAAGTTTGAGTAAAACCACCAATAGATGGATTAACCTGTATTGGTCTTGTAGTATCTACTAGCTTAAATTGCGTATTGCCGTTTGCTGTTCCTGAGAACTTTAAAGCAGGCCCTGGAATATTAACATCGTCATCTGCTATCACCATGATACCGTTAGTTAATGTACTTGGATTTATTATCATAATTTATTATTTTTTACTTTTATATAAGTCTCCACCTGGTTTTAATCTTTTAGCTAAAGCTTTTCTACGTGGAGTACAGGTAGCTTTAGTCATTGGTGTACAATAGCCTTTGTGATCAGGGTTTATACCCATAAACGATTTGAAAGCAGAAGGCAGTTGATAAGCCATTATTTTCTTCCTTTAGCTAGTTGAGTTACTGGGCCTGGCGTGTATGGAACGTGCGCTAATTTTAGCTTCATTCCAGTTGGTCCATTACTAGCTCCTTGGCCATGTAATCTACCATGCTGATCTAGCGGTCCATCCCATACGTGAGATTCACCAACTATTCCTACAGAATTGTTTTTAGATGCCGTTGTGTGTGCTTTATCTTCAATCATAATGTTATTTTTAAATTAATTGTTCTCCTGAAGGATAACCTACAGATGATTGTCTTTGTTCGTTAGTTCCATAAATACTAGCTCCTTTTTCAGAAGCAGCAGGACTAAATGTGTTTATAGTATTATCTAAAGGTTTTGTATCAATTGATGGCACAGGAGAAACACTTGCCATGTTAGTATCTCCAGGATTAGAGGTTTCTAATTTTTGAGTAATATTGTTTAAGCTTTCAGTTACTTGATTTTGGAAATCACTAGATTGTTGACCGCCTAACGCTTGACCAACAGAGCCAGATGTAGTAGCTGATCCAAGTCCACCCATAATACCGCTAGCAATGTTTGCTATTGCGCCAGTTGCACCTACAAAATTTAATGGACTTTTTTTCATCTTTCTTTGTCTTTATTTACGTTATAAATAGCTTGTGTCAGTACTTTGTCTGTGTAGCTACTTCCTTTAATTAATTTATTTCTTCTTTCGCTTGAAGGTATATCTTCTTCACCTAACATGATTCGATACATTCTACTTATAAGTTGTTTACACTTGAAGGAAACTTTATATATATTATACTTTTGAGTGGTTCTATTTCTGTTTCGCCACACGACTATCCAGTCGTTTTTAAGTAATTTGTTCCAGCGTCTATTATCCCAACTATAAGAATATGTACCCATTTCAAAATCATGTTTAGTAAAAAGATCTTTACAATCTAAATATATCAATAATTCAAGATCTGCGTCATTAAGACCGTTGTTCTTGCAAGCCCATTTACGTATTATACGATAATGTTTTAGCAAATTGAGATCTTTTACATCTCTTGCTGTTAGCTTTTTCATAAAACAACGACCACGTTTTCTTGTTTGATAACGTGATATATTTCTTTATTTATTTCTATTTTATGAGAAGAAGCTTTGTCAAAAAATATTTTATCATTTTTTTTAACTCCAACAACTTCAGTTCCTATGTGTATAACTTCTGCTTCTTGAAATCTTATGTCTTCTCTTTGTTTTTCAGTAAGAATTAAACCACCTTTGGTTGTTTTATTCTGCTCTTCAGTTTTTCTTATTATTAAATTTCTACCTATTGCTTTCATTAATCCTTAAGTTATTGATTATACAATCTGTAGATAATATTGTTGTTGCTACGGAAGCCGCATTTGAAAGAGCACTTTTAGTAACTAATAATGGATCTATTATGCCACTGTTAATCATATTTACCATATTTCCTGTAACCACATCTAATCCTTCTCCTTTGACTTTAGGCGCTGTATAGTCTATTATACCAGCGTTATCTAATATTGTCTTAAAAGGAGCTCTAATAGCATCTAGCAACACTTGTTCACCTTTTGATTCAGCTTCAATAAACATAGAAGCATTAAGCAAGGCTATTCCACCACCAGATACAATACCTTCTTTGATAGCGGCTTTTGTAGCACAGATAGCGTCTTCGACTCTATCTCTTTTTTCTTTCAATTCTACTTCAGAATTTGCACCTACTTTTACTATACCAACCTTAGCTGATAGTAGTGCTAATCTTTTTTCATACTGTACTCTTAAACCAACGACTTTTGATTTGTCAGCTTTTTTCTTTATGCTTTTAATTAATTCTTCAACTTCAGCAGGAGTTTCATCTACTTGAATTATAGTATCATATTTGTTACTAACAACTTTAGCGCATCTACCAAGATGAACTGTATCGATCAAGTCCATGTCATCACCTAGGTCTTCGTTGATAACAGTAGCGCCGGTCATTAATGCTAAATCATTTAATTTTTCTTTTTTAATAAATCCATAAGTTGGAGCATCAATAACGTTTACCTTAATGTTGCCTTTCATTTTATTCATAGCCAAAGCAGCCATTACAGTAGGATCAACGTCTCCTATAATTAATAAAGATTCATTTTTCTTAATAGCAAACTCTAGTATGTTTTGTATTTTTCTTACGTTTTCAACTTGTGATTCAACTATAAGAACTAGAGGGTTTATTAATTCAGATATTCCTTTTTCTTTGTCTGTAACAAAGTGTAAACTTTTTAATGGCTTATCATATTGTATACCATCAACTATTTCAACAGAAGATACATTGTCTTGAGACTCTTCCATTAATATAACACCGTTTTTACCTACACTTTTAAAAGCTCCACCAATTAACTCACCTAATTCAGGATCATTGTTTGATGATATTGTAGCAACCTGGTCAATCATATCGCCAGTTACTTCTACACTGTTTTCTTCTAAAAATTTAATAGTTTTTTTAACGGCACTATTAATTCCTTTTTTTAATTCACGAGAGTTAACATCTTTAATTAAACTCGCTTTGTTTAATATGGCTCTAGCAAGCACTGTAGCTGTAGTAGTACCGTCTCCGGCTTCTTCTACTGTTTTTCTAGCTGCTTCCTTTAATAACGTTGCTCCCATGTTTTCTACAGCGTCTAGTAACACTATAGAGTTTGCAACTGTTACTCCATCTTTTGTGATCATTGGCTTACCATGATCATCTTCTAGGATAACACATTTGCCGCTAGCTCCTAATGTGGAGCTAACAGCTTTTGTGAGTTTGTCTATCCCTTTAAATATCTTATCTTTAGCATCGCTACCAAAATTAAGATTTTTGACAATTTTGTCTGACATAATTAGATTGAATTAAATTTGATTGATTTATTTAAAGGTTTTTACGACTTTTGGCCCTTTTAAGAATTCTATTTTTTTAGCATAATGATCTACTGATGAATCAATAGCTTCTTCTGCTTGTTTAATATTTTCTCTTCGGGTTACGTCGATCCAAGTATCTTCCTTTTCAGGTTGTTGGTACTCGGTTTGAAAGAATCCATTTGATAACTGTACTATTCTCCAGTGTTTTTTCTCTGAGAGATGTTTCCAGAAACCTATAGTTTCCTCGGTTGGTTGTGGTTGACTATTCCACGAATTAGTCTGGTAAAAAAAGGTCATTGGTTAAAGTTTATTGGTTAATAAAATAAGGTATTACACAATTGATGCAAACGGAGATAAAACGCTAGTAACAGGTGCTCCTGCGTTATTACGTCCTAGCAATTGGCTTGATGTTTTAGCCGCTTGTGTTGCTCCTTGCGCTTGTGGCGCTATTGGAGATACTGTTTGGTCCCATCCACTTGGTCCACCTATAATTGGTAAATTCCAAGGAGTTTGAACACCTTTGATAATTTGTTCCCACAAAGCTCTAATAACTGGTGCTTGAGTAGCAGCGTTGTCTGCTGTAAATACCGCGGCTCCTGGAGCTTGAGAAGTTAATACTGCTGTTCCTCCATCTGAGTAAGTTAGAGTAAAATTGTCACCACCTGTAACAGTGATTGTAGATACATCTGAAATTTTAAGTGGAGTTACTGCTCCTGTACTTAATGCAATGTTTAAATATTTTGCCATTTTATATATTTTAAATGGTTAAGGTTCACTTTTGTTAACATACCCTTGAGGCGAACCAAGAAAACAAGGATATGCTTAATCTTTATTATCACTTGTTTTATGTGATATTTACCTATTCAGCTGGTGGTACTGGTGGAACTGGGTTTTGCCATGTAAAATACAAGTCTTCGTTTACTGGTGCAATTTGCTTTGCTATACTTGCCGCTATGCTAGCTTGCATTGCCGGTACATCTAAAGAACCTTCTAGCCATCCGATAACTACAGCTTCAAAAGCTTCAGTATCTGCGTAAGGCACAAAAGGCTCACCTGCTACGTATGTGTAGCTTTGCGTTCCAATATTAGTATCTGAGTAAGTTTCGCCTCCAGATTCTTCAGAACCTGTGTATCTGTAATGTACCGTGTAGATTACATTGTCTTCACCATCTGATTGGATGTGAGCGTTCATTTGTGGGATATCCCATTTGTAAGTAATTGCCATTGTTTATTTGTTTATTGTTTATTGTTTATTGTTTAACATGCTGCTGAAGAGGCGAATACTCCTGAAGTATTCATTTTCATTATATTGTTTGTATTACCAGGTCCTGGATCAAACTTATAGTTACCATTTCCTAATGTACCGCTTCCTGTGGAAGAAGTATAAATAACGTCGTTAATTTGCGGAGCAAAAGTACTTCTTACCCAATAGTATGTTTGGTTTAAAGAAAGAGCACAAGGATCTTTACTAACAGTTGAAGCCGAGAAAGCGGTTCTAAAATTACCATTGTAATTTCTAAATTTTAACAATCCAACGCTTGATGAATACGCAGGATCAAATAAAAATATATTTGAATCAGAAAAACAATCTGCTAAATCATCAGTTGTTGGATTTACTTCGTTTACAACGTCTTGTAATGTAAATGTAGATGTATCTGGAACCGCCATTATATTCCTGCTTTTTCTAGTCTTGCTTCAAGCTCTGCAATCTTAGATATTAATAAATCTATATACGCTACGGATTTTAAACCTTCGTCGTTAGTTCTTACAAACTCTGGATGTTTCTTTTCTAGTTCTTGTGCTATCACACCAGATCTTTTAACGCCTGGTTCAGATTTTAATTCAAAGTTTTTCCAATTAACGTCTATATGTCTAGACTCTATTTCTTTTATATTATCTTTTAATGTTTCGTCAGAGGATAGTATAAAGTTTGTAGCTGTGCATGTTCCTGTAAACGTTGCAGTATTATGTGTAATAAACGCAGATCGGACCATAGCACTACCGGTCCAACCTCTTAGTTCAACACTGTGAGCCGAAAGTGTAAGTCCTACAGTAGATTGATCATATATAGTGACTGCTGTATCTGTAGGATTAGCAACATTACCTCTTAATTTATATTGAGTGGCTCTTATATCTCCATTAACATCTAATTTATTACTAGGACTAGTATCGTTTATCCCGACGTTGCCACCAGCTGGATTTATATAACTATCGTAATAAGAACTTAAATAAACTGTTTTAACATTTGCTGATGTATATAAAGATAAATCACCTTCGTTACCAGCATTACCTAATTGAGACTTTGTATTACCCGCTATGTTACTTAATTGTATAACAGCATTTTGATCACCTCTTACTCTTAGATTACCGTTGTGAACTTCAAGCTTAGCATCAGTTGATGGCGTACCGCCAATTCCTAACCTTCCTTGAAAGGTAGATAAGCTACTACCTCCATCTAAGAGTAAAAGATTAGTTCTTCCTGTAGCACTTGTATCACAAACTGCAAATGTTATTTTACACTGTGTAGCTCCACTTCCTGTTACGGATTTTATATGATTTTCATAACTTCCATCTGCCTGATCTACACGACCAAACTTTATATAGGTTTCTTCTACGTGATTTGCAGAGGCTTTAATTTTAAGAGCACCACCTGATACCTCTAATTTATCCTCTGGCAAAGTTGTCCCGATCCCGAGTTTACCGTCTACAAATTTAGCAGTAACAGTACTATTGTTAAATACTTGAACAAAACCTCCGGTAGTTCCAGGCTTTAAATCTATACCAGTTACAAGACTAGTTCCAGTTTGTCCAATATTAATAACATTGCTAGTCTTCCCAATTAATCTTCTTAAATAAGCATTACCTGAATCTCGCGTGTAAATATAATCTTCTTCATCAATTAAAAGTGCAACATCTGTGACC